TCTTTGTCTTCTCTGTCTTGCGAGTCTTCTTCTTTTGCGATTCTAATTTCTTCTGCTTTTTTTCTTGCTTCTTCTTTTGCTTTTTTTTCTGCTTCTTCCCTCTTTTTTTTTTCTTCTGCCGCTTTTTTCTCTGCCGCTGCTTTTTCTGCTGCTAATTTTTCTGCTTTTTTTCGGGCTTCTTCTTCCTTCTTTTTGATCATTTCAACTCGTTTTTTTGCTTCTTCTTCTTGTTGTTTAAGATAATTTTCTTGTTCCTTTTTTATTCTAGCTGCTCTTGCTGCTGCTTTTCTTCGTTGTTCTGCTAATGCTGCTTGTTGTTTTCTTTTTCTTTCAATTTCAAGTACCTTTCTACGAGCAAGTCTTTCCGCTCTTGCTTTTTTAATTGCCGCTAATCTTCTTTTACGTGCTTCTTCTCGTTTCTTTTTTAATCTTGCGAATCTTGCTTTTCGTCTTGCGATTCTTTTTCTTCTTGCTTCTTCTCTACGTTTTTTTCTAAGTAATGCTCGTTTTTTAGATAATGCTCTTTTTCTTGCTTTTTCAAGTGCTCTTTTTTTAGCTAATTCTTTTTTTCTTAGTTTTTCTTTCATTTCTTTTAATTTTTTCTGTTCTGCTGCTTTTTTCTTTTCTTGAATTGCTTTTTTTTCTGCTTTTACTTTTTCTGCTCTATCTAATCTTCGTTGTTTTAATTCAACTACCATTTTCTTTTTTTCAGCAGGACTACACCAAGATTCTCTTTTTTGTTTTCTTCCAGTCTTTCTCCAATGTTTTCTGGCTTTGGAACAATTATCTTGTAATTTATTTTGAAGATCTTTGTTTTTTCCTAGATAACAAGCACAATCAAATAATTTAACTGGTTTTGCTTTTCCTAAATCACCAAAACTTGGTAGTTTAATTCCTTCTTTTACTACTTTTTTCAAGACTGTATTTGCTTTCTTTTTTATTTGTTGCCTCGTACCACTTAATATAACAACAATACTTCCTTTTTTTACATCTGTACATTTTAATGGTTTCATTTTTTCACTACATTCTTTTAAAAATTGGTTTTTTTTATTACCAACTACTTTTTTGAAATCCATATTAAATGTAACAATTTTTTTCACTGGTTTTTTACTATACTTTCTTTTAGTATTCCTCAACTTTTGTTTAATGTTTTTCTTTTCTTGTTCTATATCTTTTTTTACTTGTTTTTGAAATTTTTTCATTTTTTCTACTTTTTGTACACGAAGAGCAATTGCTTTTTTCTCTTTTTCTGCTTTAAGTTTTGCTTCTCTAATTTTCTTTTGTAATTCTTCTTTTTGTTTTTTCTTTAATTTTAAAGATTCTAATTCTAATTTTTTCTTTAATGCTTTTTGTAATTTATTTTGTTTCTCTATATTTTTCTTCTTTTCTGCTACTACTTTTTTTTGATATTCAATATAAGGTTTATTTAAAAGATTAATTTTCATCATAATTGAATTAATTTTTGTTTGTGTTAATTCTGCTGTTGAAATTTGTCCTTGTTTTTTTTGAATTTCCATTTGTTTTGTAAGTTCTGCTTTAGTTTTATTTAATTCCGCTATTTGCTTGGCTATTTTTTTATAATTATAAGAATTTGGTAAATCATTTGTCGCAAATTGTTTTACTTCTTGTAAAGTTTTTAACTTTTTATTTAATGTTCTAACTTTTTCTCTATGCTTTTCTTTCAATCTATCAGTATTAATTTCTTCTTCCGTTGCTATTTTTAATTTTCCTAATTTTTCTTTCATATCATTTTTTAATTTTACTATCTTATCTGTAGTATCAGTTGTTTGATTCCTAGATGATTGTGTAGATGTTGACCTTTTGCGAATATCAACTAATGGTACTTGATTTTGGGCACCCATTTGTTGTAATTTTAGTTTTCTCGTATTTTCTTTATTAATTTTATCAACAGTTTGTATCACTGCTTGTTTCATCATTTGCTTATGAGTTTTTTGATGATCATTGCTCTTATTACATTTCTTTTCTTTTTTTTGTGTTTCTACAGATTTCATAGTATATGGTTTGGACTTACACATATGTGTATCTGCAGTCCAAGTGCCTAAATACGGATGTGTTTGTAACTTATCCAATGTATAATTATAACTCATATCTATATAATATAAAGTTATAAATTAAAATATAATTATATGTCATATCAAATAAAATGGGCAATTGTTTTCCAACTGGATTTTTTATTAAAAGATACGCTAATTTAGAGAAACGACCTAGAAAAGAAACTCAAAATACGGAAAAAAAAGCAAATATCACCATTATTGAGAATTATATTGACGAACAAAATAATAATCATAAATTAGATGAATTAATTGATTATCTTGATTCACATGTACCAGAACAATCTATTATACATAGTGAAAACTTTAATAAAAATATTAGATATAATACTTTTATTATAACTCGTGTAAAAAAGGACAACATAAAAAGAGTAAATACTATTTAATCATAATATTCTTCTTCTTCATCATCATCATAATCTTCATCATCATCTTCATCATCATCATCATCTTCATCATCATCTTCATCATCATCACCTGTATCATTTTCGAATTCTTGCATCATTTCGTCCATAGGGTTTAATTTTGTTGAATCTGATACCATATAATCCATACCAAATTGTTTAAACATCTTATCTTTAAAATCAATCCAAATACTTCCTGTTCTACTTCTAAAATTAGCGATAGATAACCCAAGATTAACTATACACATACACATTAAACAACCTCCAAATAAGTAAAGTGGTGTTTTTGTTGGAAATAATTCATCATATTCCCCATTAATAATAAAGGTCCAAATTTGTAGTAATATTACAAATGCGACAGATATATAAAATTGTAATTGAAAATCAAAACTTAATGTTTCTTGCCATTTATATAAAGAATCTGTAATTTGAAACCAAAGACCATTAAATTTTAAAAATGAGCCAACAAGAATTAATATAATAAATATTATTAATAATTTTGAACTTAACCAATATACCATAGAATCTTTTGATTCTTCTAAAGATATCATTTTATAGTAAATGAAGATACAGAAGCAAATAAGAATTAAAATATTTGAAATAATACTAATAAATTCTCCTATTTTTATTCTTGATGCTAATTTTCCTTGTTTTATTTTATTTCTAATTAAATCTTGTTTAATATTTGTCGTTGGATTCTTTTTAAATTTATTTTCATTTTTCCCTACTTCTTTAATAAAATCTTTTGCTATTGTTAATATTGGAACTTCTTTTTTTATTTTCACACTATTTGGAGATAATGATGCCATTTTTTGTTTAGCATTTTTAGTTGGTTTTGTGATCTTTGTTTTAAAAGTTCTTGATATTTTTTTCTTTTCAATTTTTCTAGGTTTTCCGACTATTTTTTTATTTGAATTTTTTTTAAATTTTTTTATTTTCTTTTTGGGTTTTAATTTATTAACTTTTTTTTTTAAAAGAGAGTTTTTTTTTCCTTTTATCTTACCTAAAATTTTCTTGCGTTCATCAATACGTGCTGCTTTTATTTCTTTTTCTTTTTCTAGTTGTTCTTTTTTTTGAAGTTTATCTATTACTTTATCTCCCTTTTGCATCATATCTGTTAAATCTTCTATAGCATCATCTGCTCTAAGAGTTATTTCATCAGTAAATGTTCTACCTATTTTTGCCATTTTTTCTTCAAAACCATTCAGACTCATACTGGATACTCCTATACTTATTATATTATATAATGATTTTATTTTATAGATTCATGATTTTATATATATGTTTGAGGTAATTCTCTCCATTGCTTACAAATCCCAAATGTTTTTCTATGATATGGAGTAATACCATATTCAAGTATAGCATTTTTATGAGATTTTGTTAAATAACAACAATTTGTATCCCAGGAATAAACTGGATACTCTTTATGCATTTCTAATACATGATCATCTTTAAAAGTTTTAGCCAAAATTGAAGCAGCAGCAATTGATTTAAACTTATTATCACCTTTTTCGATACAAATATGAGGAATTCCTGGATATGGATTAAATTTATCACCATCAACTAAAATATTATCTGGTTCTATCATTAATTGATTGATTACGATATGATATGATTTTAAACGTTCTTTTAGAATATTTGTACTATCAACTTGATTATTATCTACTTCGACAATAGTCCAATCTAATGCGATTTCTTTGATATAATCAGCCAATTGATATCTTCTTTCTTTTTTTACTTTTTTTGAATCTCTTATACTATTCCATAAATTTATATAATCATCATCAGGACACTCTTTTGGTAAAATTACTCCACCTACAAAAAAAGAACCTGCTACACAACCTAATCCTGCTTCATCTATCCCTACTTCAATATCATCTATATCCAAATAATTTTTTAATTCTGTCATTATCGTTTTTATATTATAATATCCTACCATTATATTTAAGTATATTTTGCGTTTTTTACGAAAAATATTTTTAAAATTAAAAGTAACAATAAATGACACAAATAAAAACACTATATTTTTCTGGAGGAGGCACTCGTGGAATGATATTTTCAGGTGTTATTAAAGCTTTAGAGGAATATGATTTATTAACTGATGTTGAAACGATTATTGGCGTTTCAATTGGTTCTATGATAGCATCAGCTGTATCATTAAATGTTCCATGGAAAGATTTATCAAATGCTTTTTTAGAATTTAATGTTGCCACTTGTGCTCATATAGAAATTGAACATATACTTACTAAATTTGGGTTAGATTGTGGAAAAAAATTTATGAATATATTTTTAAAACTTATTAAAAAATATACTGGAAAAACAACTTTAACATTTAAAGAACATTATGAAATGACTGGAAAAAAACTAATTATATCATCTGCTTGTGTTAATGATCAAACAACTCATTATTTCGATTACCAAAGAACACCGAATCTTAAAATAATTAAAGCTGTAAGAATGTCTATATCATTACCATTTTACTTTACATCACAAAAATATAATAGAAAACATATGGTTGATGGTTCTACATTTGAACATTATCCTGTTACATTATTTGGAAATCCTGATAATTTTCTTGGTGTTAATATTACACGATCATCTATAACTACATTTAAACCTATTAAAGGAATTGATACATTTATATCACATATCGTGGGTGGTTGTAGAAGTCAAATTGGAAAAATGGAAAGAAAACTTGTTAATGAACTCAAATATCGTATGATTGATGTAGTATCTGATGAACCTTTATTAGATTTTCAAAATAAAAAAAGTTTAAAAATTCAACTATTTCAGAATGGTTATGATTCCGCTAAGAAATATATAATTGGGAATATACTTAATAAATCATATAATCATATTTGTTTAACCGATAAAGATATTTTGTCTGGAAGAATTGATAAATTAGAAGAAAAGATTGATTATATTATTGATTTACTAAAGAATATATCCCCTAAACCATTTAATAATATTACTTTAATAGAAAGTGTAAAAAATACAGAAACAATTAAACCAGAAAAAACTAATTTAATTGAAACGATTAAAATTGATAAACCGATAAAAACAAAAGAGGAACAACAACTTCCTCATATTATTCAAACTAAAGAGAATAATGAATTAGAATCTAATAACATTTCTCTTGATTAATTCAAAAAAACACTTTGCTAAATTTTTTACATCATATTCCGCATCATGTGCGTTTCTTAATTTTCGATTAAATAACTTCTCATAAAGTTCACATAATTTAGGCCATTTAAATCCATTTGTTGGAGAACCTATACGACAAAATCTTGTTGTTTCTTTCATTGTGCAAATATGTCTTTTACTTTCAAATAACTGAACTAAATCATTTCTATTAGATCTAGTGAACTCTGATAAAAGTGTATTTCTGTCAAAATTTAAATTATGAGCGACAATAAAATCCGATTTTTGTAAATCTTCTTCTAAATCATCTATTATTTCATTGAATTTTACACCTCTTCTTTGTGCTGCGGAATGTGTTATTCCGTGTATTTTTGATGAATCTCTGTCAATACGAAAATTCACTGGTTTTAATATATAATTATGAAAGGATACATTCCTTCCACTCTCTGTATATAATCCCCAACAAATTTGAACTGTATGAGGCCAATTATTTACAAATTTATAATCCATACTAGATAAATATGGAAGTCCGTTAGTTTCTAAATCAAATAGAAAAAATATTTTCTCTTCAGAAGACATGATATGAGAATATATTACTATATATAAAGATTTTTAATTGCTTTAAGGGATTCAAAAACAATTTAATAATGGACTGGTTATCAGTATTTTATATATTAATATTTCGTTGTTTTAAATGAAAAATACATATATATATCGTTTATTTTAAATTCTTGTAATCTTATCCCCGATACACCCGGGATTTTTTTTAAGTAATTCTTGTTTATACATTTCTCTTGCTAAATCAGTATTTTTACAATTATGTTCATCAAGAAAACGATGAGATGTACATAGTATTAAATTACAATACTTGCAAGGAAAGCGAGCCATCATTCTTAATTTTTTCTTTCTGCCTGTTAATTCATAACATCTTGCACAAAAGATTCTCTCTTTTTTTTTCTTATTTCCACAATGATTTGTATCACTGTGTAAACAATTATTAGAATTTGTAGTGACATTAATTGAATTTCTTTTATTTTTAGAAAGTTCTTCAAATGAAGAATTTCTTTTATCACAAAGATTTGATACAAACATATCGTTACCTTTTAAATTATTCGTATTTTCGCCAGTAGACATTCTTTTCACTATAGTAACAAAAGAAAAATTCAATTTTAAAGTGTATTTATATGTATTTAATTTCCAAAAGTATTTTCACCTGAAAATGTTACATATAAGAAATCATCAATATTTTTTTCTTCTTCATAAATTCCACCCATTAAAGATGAAGTTGAAAGCATTTTATTGTTAATAAATAAAAACATACCGACTTTTGATGGTATTTTAATTCTTTGTCTTAAAACATACATAAACTGACCTATAGTGATATCTGCTGGAACTAAAAATTTATGTTTGTCTAAATTTGGAATTCTTCCAGAATTATTTACAGATTTTTCAATAATTACTGGAATTCTGTCTGGATATTTTTCTCTAATTTTTTTACACTCTTTTATTCTATGTTCTAAACTAAATTTTCTTTGATATTTATGTGTAATTTTTTCTTCTGGGGTTTCTTCAACCTTTTCTTCTTCTACTTTTTCAACAATTTTTTCCTCTTCTGTCTTCTCTACAGATTGAGAAATTTTTTTATCAGTACATAAAATCATATTGAAATAATATATATTATTATTAATATATTTTTTTATTGAAAGTTTTCTCTATTCATTAATCCTAATATTTCATCTCTTAAACAATGGGCACACATACATGTCCAAAATTCATGACACATATCGAAATGTAGGCGTCTTTTACTACATTCCGTACAATAATGGGTATTTCTTCTTTTATACCAAATACATTTATCACAAAAGTCACTATTTTTTATAGTTGTATATTTTAAACATTCACAACATTTTACTAAATATTTGAATATTATACCAATAATATCTTGATTTAATGTCATTAATATTATTATTATAAAATATTTAATAATTCCTAATAAGATTTAATTTTTTGCGATTGCTGATTTAAATTCACGTTTGAAAGTTTTTATTTTACTTTGAATCGATTTAATTCCTTTAACTAATTCTTTTTTTGGATTTGTTGAAGATTTTGTTTTAATTTTTATATACATTTCTTTTTTTAATGGATGTGGAATTCTATATCCTGAAAAAATAACATTTTCATTTTCTAATAATTCTGTTTGGATAGAATTACCCATCGTATGATCTTCTTTGATCAATTTAAATTGGAAATAATTATTTTGTTTTTCTTCTACTTCAATATTAAAATCATCATCTAATTTATAAACTTGGTGAGAATCAAGATCGTTCATTTTTATAATTAATATATAGATATATTTTAAACAATTTAAATTATTTAACGTTTTTATTATTTAAAATTGATTTCTTATTATAAAGTATTAGTGAAGAACAGAATGACAAAAAAGAAATTTTTAATTATTGTTGAATCACCTTCTAAATGTGCGAAAATTGAGAAATATTTAACACAATCATTTCCAAATACTACATTCAAAGTGATTGCGTCTGTTGGTCATATTAAGAATTTACCATATAAAAAATTATCAATTGATATTGCTGGGGGATATAAACCTGATTTTCAACTAATTGATGATGAAAATAATCTTAAAACAGTTAATAGTATTAAATCTCTTACTCGTAAATTTGGAAAAAAAAATGTTATTTTAGCTACAGATCAAGATAGAGAAGGAGAAAGAATTGCTTATGATTTATCTACTCTATTAAATTTAGATGTCAAATCTAAAAATAGAATGGTCTTTAATGAAATTACTAAACCAGCAATTAAAAAAGCATTTAATAATTTAAAAACAATTAATCAAAAATATGT